ATGCCAACTTCATCAATGGATGTTTTCCAAACCCCAACATCAGCAGCAAGGCTTTTTGAAGGTGCAGATATTCTTAAAGTATTTCTAAATGTAACACTACCCCAATCAATATCATATTTTTGCTTAATATAAACCTTCTTCTCTTTTGGCATTGCATAATGTGATGCAACAGTTTCATCCATCTTCTTTTGTGTTTCTATTTTGACAATAGGTGGTGTGGGTGGTGGATTGTTGGTCACAGGTGTGGGTGGTTGCCCCTTCATATTCTTTAAGTTATACTTCACACCTAAATCTTTAATTAAAATCTTCCTTGTTTCTCTTCTTGGCTCTCTTGACAAGGATGGATTGCTTTGCAACAGTTGTCTTAACTTAAATTGGTTTCTTGATATGTTATTTCTTTTTGCTTGAATGACCTTATCATACTCATTTGATTTGTTGTCACCTTTTTTCTTCTCAAAAAAATCTAAAACCTTCTTGTTATTTCTAATAGTTCTCTCATAAGCCCTTTGTTGCTGTGATGCTTCATAGTTTTCGGGTCTATAATTGCCCCTAACACTATCAACACTTTGTTTGACCTTAGATAAATCTTCTCCTATTGCTTCATCAATGCTAATGGGTATCAATCTATGCCTACAATTAGGTCTTGTGGTTAAAAATGGTTTATTATCACGCACTTCCTGCACACTTAAAAGTTTTTTTCTTGTAATTGCTCTTGAAATCATTACTTTTGCTTGGTCTGTTAAATTAAAGTTTGTGTAATCTGCGTTATAGTAAATCTTCCCTTGATAATCTGCGTGGTCATCTGCACAATCCCCAAACTCATCACACACAAAGAAAACTATGTTGGCTTCTTTGGCAATCTCTATTTGTTGCTCACCAATTTCTTGTTGAATGCCTGTTCTTACTGCCATCTCCATATATTCTCTATAACCTATTTTTCTTCCACGCTTATAAGTTATGTCAATGCCCTTCTCAATGCCTTCTTCTGTTGCTTTGATGATGCTTTGTCTTAAATCAGGTATAAATTGAGCAGATGTATTAAACTTATTCAATCTATAAATCTTTTGCACTTGCTTATTCTTATCATCCATCCCACTATCTAACACAATCTTTGTGCCTTTTTTAATCTCTTGTTCAAGTGGTGCTGTATTGATACCGGCAAATGTGCCAATGTTCTTGGCAACATTGATTTGTAGTTGTTCCCCTTCTCTTGCTATGCGTTGCATTCTTTGTTGCAGTGCTTTATTCTCACTCATTTGTTTTCTTAAATAATCTTCACTACTCTTAGCACCTTCACTGTGTTTTTCAAGTGTATTGGCAATCTCAAAAAGCAAATTGCTCTCTGTGGCTTCCACCACTTCACGCATAATCAAAGATATTTCATCAGTGACATCATTGATGTCTTTTTTCTTTGCCATACACTCTCACTTATTTATTTATTTCTTTTTCTTCTTGGTCTTGTAACTCTTCTTCACTATCTTCTCCTTCTTCTTGTTGCTCTTCACTATCTTCTTGCTCTTCTTCTTCAATGGTTTCTTCTTGCTTAACTGTTTCTTCTTCATTTACTTCTTCTCCTTCATTATTGCCGGTTTCATTACCTGCATATAATACATCTTGCATGTCTGGTTGTTGTTTGCCCATAAAGTCAGTAATGTATTGGACAATCTCTTCTTTATTTGGTGCATTAACAAACACTTTTTCCACATATTGAGCAGGTGTGATTGCACCACTTGTCAATGCAGATAAGTAACTATCAATAATCTTATTCAAGAAGTAATCTTGGTAATGAGCCACTGCTTCTTCTTCTGTTTCTCCATACCATTTTTCTCTATATTCAGGCACACTTAAAATACCCGCTTGGACATCTAATCTATCTCTGTCCATTTCACTACCCTTGTCTTCAAAGATACTGTCATCAAACTTAATCTTGATGTCAAAATCTTCCAAAGGATTAAATATAACTTCTGTGAAGTCATTACTTGCATTGATGATTGCTTTGGTCATTCTAATAAGCACTTCTTCAATTAGGATTTGGTGCTTCTTGATGTTTCTAAACAAACTGCTATTCTCTGCAACAACCTGCGTTGCTGTGGCAACCATAGACCCATCAAACTTCAAAAAGTTCTCACCCAAGCCACACTTCATTGCAATATAAGACATCTCAGTATTGATGCCTTTGACATAAGCATCATATCTTATGCCATCTTGTGATGTGGTAATGATTGGTTTGCCTTCACTGTTATCAGGTAGGTGATAAAATAGCGTGTCATAAGGGTCAAATGTTCTTGTGATTTGTCCATCATTCTTATTGATTGTCCATGCTTCTGTGCTAACAAACATACGCTTCCTGCCCAACACATATTCCAAATCAAAACCATCATATTTGTTATCAATGGCTTTGAAGTTGTCTAAACAGTTGGCATAAATAGACACACCAAGTTCATCATCACTCATTTCAGTTAAGAAGTTGCTACTTATGTTTGGTCTTAAAATAAAAAACCAAGCAATCATTGAGTTTGTGTTAAACACTTCATGACTAACTAATTCACTCTTATCATTCAACACATAACTGTGGATTTGGTAAATACCATTCTCATCTTTGATATGCACTGCATAGTTTGTGTAGTCACTTCCGGTGCTTACAAACGCACATTCTGTGATTTCTTTATTCTCAGTGGTAATTGGGTATATCTTTGTTTCATTGACAAAATCAACACATATGTATGCTTGTTCTTTGTTAATCTTCCCTGTGTCTTGCCCAACCTGCAAGTCCTTAACACTCATCACCAACGCACCATAACCTAATGCAAAACTCTTCTCTACACCTTCATTGGCTTTTTGCCAAAAGTTTGTTCTATACAAGATGTAATCAAGTTTTTGCTTCTCATCATCAGGTAAAACAATGTCGCATCTCTCATTAAGTAGCAGGTTTGCCCATGTTTCTGCAACAAACTTTGGCAGACCCATTGTTTTGCGTTCCATGTCTAAATAGTTTGAGCCATTATAAATCCGGTAATTGTGAAATCCCATCACCTTGCCCCTATACCAACTCAACCAGTCCTTAGCATAGTAGGATTTGCGTGGCAATGCCTTATTGTAACCCAACGCATCTGCAATAATTTTTGTTATGTCCATAGTTTTCTCTCTCTCCTATTATTTTACCACATCACATCACATCTAACAGGTTGTCCATATACTCTTCTATGCTATATTCAAACGCATCCAAGATGTCTATGTCACTTGTGCCATCATCCAATCTCTTACCTTCTTGCTTCTCATTCCACACTGCTGTTCTTAATCCATACTGCAATGGTTTGGTGGTGTCACGCATCATCTTCAACCTGTTCTGCCCTAATAACCTTGCCACTAAGTCAATCCGGTCATTGATTGGCTTTTTAAGTGCCAACTTCACATTAGTTCTTAGTTTATTCATCATTGCTGCGTTCTTTAATCCCCTAATAAGCACCGGCTCAGCATTGTCGCATCTGGTGTTAAAGGGTTTGCCATACTTCATATACACATCATTGGCAAACTTCACATAATGGGCATCCAACTGTTCTGGGCTCAACTTCTCAGTGATACGCAGGGCATCAAGCACTACAACATCCCTTAGCATTGGGGTAAATCCGGTGGCAACAAAGGTGGTAGCACTCTTATTCCCACCAAAATCCACACCTACATTGACCAAGATTAAGTCCTTTGGCACAGTGTCCAGCAGGTATTGCTCTTGATTTGATGCAAACTTGTCATAGATGATGCCTTCTGCCTGCACCCATTGACCCAAGATGTATCTTTGATAGAAAACCCCATCATACATGTTCTCATAGCGCTTAATAATGTGTTCATCCAAGGATGGATTGTCATTCATTGTGAAGTGCAGGTAGTCGCAGTTCTTCTCTTTTGCCTTCAAAATCCACTCTTTATAAAACCAATGGTCTGGTCCTTCTGGGTTGCAACTAAACCAAAACTTGCTCTGTGGCACACTACATCTTGCCAACACTTGATTTACAAAACTCTCCGGCATCAAAACTACTTCATCCAAGAATGCACCTGCTGCTGTTACCCCCTGCACTGTCTGGTAGGATGCTTCATCCTTACCACCAAATACATAGAAATACTGCGTGTTATTGCCCTTTGTGACCTTTAAGGTATTAGTTGCCCTGTAATAAGCAATATCAAATTGCTTGTGCAGGTAAAGTATGTCCATTAAGGGCTTTATGATGTTGCGTTCAGCAGATGTAACACTCTTGGATGCAATGATAAATTGCTTATTCCTAAATGATGACATTGCCCACAGTATGAATGCAATGGTAATCACACTGGTCTTACCAGACCGGATTGTGCCATCACAGATTAGTCCATCATAGTCCTTAAACCCAAACTGCAACACTTTTAGTTGTTTTTCACTAAATCCTGCTATGTTTTGCATCATCTACCTGTTACTTGGGCTCATCAGGGTCATCAGGATTTTGGCTGTTGTTGGCTGTTGGTCTGCTCAGGTCTTGGCTGGATTTGGCTGGTGACCCATCTGGTGCAGGTTTGCTCAAACTTGCTTTGATGGATTTGGTCAAGGCATCTTCTTCCCCTTCATCCAAACTGTTGAAGGTCATAATGTCCTTTTGACCCAAATACTGCTTCCCAAGCCATATTGCCATTGCCACATTTCTCTCACTAAGTTGAAATTGGTTTCTGCGTAAAGACAGTAACCCCTTGCTTCTATACCGGTCAAAAACAACAGTGTAGGTCGCACCAAATTGCTCTTTAATCCAATGGTCTAAGGTGTTTTCATCACAATCAAAAAAACCCGCCATCTCTTTGCGTGTGCATTGCATCTCACACAGTTTTACAAAGTCATCAATGTTAAACTCAACCTTTGGTCTTCCTGCCATAATTTTATTTTTCTCCTGTTTTAAGCCACAAACTCTATTGGCTCACAAGATAATTATAACATGCCAACCCTTTTTATTATTGACCTTCTCATTTATTGTTTTAGCATTTTAAGTTGATTTTAATTTACATCACAAGTCCAAGATACAACACTATGTATAGTATGTATAGTTTTGGTCATTTTTGATAAACCCCCTATAAGCAATACTCTCTTATACACTTTATAGAAAACTATACAAACTATACATACTATACATTCAACACTTAAAGTTCAATAATACTTATATTAAATGCACCCTTGCTTTTAAGCCACTTCACCAACTGCTTAGAAGTTCTTTTGCCACTCAAAGCCAAAGCATTAGCCCTAACCTTAGTCAGTCCAAGTTTGGCATCTAAGTAATCAGTGCCACCAATACAAATGATGCAACGCTTGATTGTCATTTTAAGATTTCCCCCATAATTTCTTGTAAGGTAAAATCTCTAACTCTAAGTTCTTGGATGCAACGCACATACTCATTGATAGCAAACTTAAATGCTTTGAGTTGCTTAACATTCTTAGTGTCATACTTTTTAAGTTCTATGTTGGTGAATGGTGTAATCTGCGCCTTGGCACTAATCTCTTTGAAGTAAGTGATAAGGTCTGGTGTAGTAAATGATTTTAGTTTCTTGGTCATAATAATTCCTTTAAGATGTTTTCTAAGACATCTACCACAATGCTGTCACCTGCTTGGTGATACATTGAAGATGCAGTTTGATTAGGTGCTGCTAAGTTATACGCATTGTCATCAAATCCCATCAACCTGTAACATTCTTTGGGTGTAAGTTTTCTAATCCGGTAATTATGCTCTAAGATGGCAGTTACAGTGCCATGGTTTTCCATTACAGTTGGTGCTAAACCATTTGGTGATATGATGCTACTTGCATTATGCCCACTCTCCATATAGTTTCCTACCTTGACAACAAGTTCTGTTGCAGCAGTGCAAGTAAGTGTTGGTGTAATTCCCTTTTGCACTCTATTGCCCCTACCATACCCATTGGGGTAAGAAATGTTTGCACCATCACCTTCTTCAAATAAATCCACAATCTCACTGCCAAGGTAACGCTTGATGTTTCCATCCGGTGTAATCATCTTGGCTTGTGTTTCTGTAAATACACTCTCATTGATAAGCACCATCCCACTATGCTCTTCACCTGCACCCCTTGCTGTAAGTGTTGGACTAAGGATTTTTTCCTTGTCAATATCTTTTAGTGGGTCTTGTTGGGCATTCCATTTGCTTATCTGCTCAATCTTCTCCTTGCTAAGATAATATTTTTCTTCCACATTTGTTTCCAATAGGTCTTTAAGTTTCTTGTTTAGTTTGAATGGTCTTGGGTAACTGTATAAATAGTTTCCAAGGATGCTAACCATAAATGCTCTTCTTCTATTTTGGGGTATGCCATAATCTGTTGCATTTAGGATTTCACAAAAATTGCTATACCCAAGTTCTTGCAACTTTAATTCCCACTTTTGAAAATCTTTGATAAACCTGCTACTAATAACATCTGGCACATTCTCCATCAATAAGATTTGGGGCAAGTTGCCATCTTCTTTGCACTCATCTAAGATGCGTTCTACTTCCCATAGTAATCCACTTCTTGTTTTGGTGTCACTCATTCCCTTCCTAAGCCCAGCAATAGATAAATCTTGGCAAGGGTATGAGTAGGTCATAATGTAGTCATACTTGTTTGTGTCTTTGATTTCTAAATCCTTTGCCTTCACACTCATAATATTTACTTTGTTGTTGGTGTTGATAATGTTGTTATAAACATTTCTAAGCCACTCATCACTTTTACGCAGCAAACTTTGTAATGGTGCAGGATTGTTGTAGTTG